CAGCAATGAAAGACAGGTCGTGAGACGTCATTATACGGGTTTCGGCGGCTTTCTGCTCTGCCGGGCCGACTCCGTATAGACGTGAAAATAGGTCCCGGGTCGTATCGGGGATCTCTCTATGCACAGGAACAAACTTTGGAGGTGCCTGATGGTATACATCAAAGTCTGACCAACGCGGGTCGAAACCCATTGTGAGGTCTAGTGCCCTCTGCGCAACTGCACTCACAATGGGACAAACGGGGGTTTCATACAATGCGGAGAGCGCCTTGGCTCTGAGAAGACCCATCATTACACGGTTCCCACCATCAATTGAATTACAGGTCCAACCGAAAGTTTGCAGGAACTTTACAGGGTCACGCATTACGTCATTTCCATTGGCAACGACGCCACAAAACCCACCGAGGCACGGGTCTGGAATTTCCTGAAGCTTGATGGAAAAGCCTAGGGAGGCAAACATTTCTTTTGTCGGTAGACGGCCATTGATTGCGAAAATTCCATCATCGCCCTCAACGAACCCGTCAAACGTGGAACCTAACCGCTCAGTAAAGAAAGACATTAACATTAGGTTTGTGAATCCATTTCCTAATGAAGTGCACATGTCTCCGGACATACGGCGGCCCTGGACTGTCACCTTAACGCCTAAACGCGTTGTGATCTCATTGGTTCCAGTTATAGTATCATCCACGAACTCAGCCAGTTCAGGGTAGGATGTTAGCATGTATCTATACATTGCCACCTCACACGCCTTCATGATGCGCGGGTCGAAACTTGATTCGTAGGCAGTGTAATCTGTGACAATGTATTTCATGCCAGCGGCACGTAAGCCACTTACTTTGGATGGACGTTCTGGTACTGGTGTATGCTTAATGAAGTTATGGATGCCATACACAATGTGCTCTATTGTCTTAAATATAGGACCGAGGACAACTTTGCACTTGTCCTTCCGGGAACATATCCATCTAGCGGATTTGAAGACATTACCAATTAACATAGACTCGCTCTTGATGAAGCCCATGATTTTACGGCGTTCCTCCCTATTGGGGAGGCAAGCATGGGTTTCAACATATATGCGCTCTAGTTCGGCTTTACGCGAGCCTGTGTAATTGGTGCTGTCCAACCACTCTTTGAAGGTCATAAGCCCACCCGCAGGAATTGGATTTAGGTGGGTGCGGATCCATTTTGCGACGAAAGCAGTGAATTCCGCGAGTATGATCGGGTCAATTGGGGGGAGGCTACGACCCAAACGACGTGTGAGTCCATCAACTTGTGTGTTAATGTCGTTTGAATCTCGCACGAATGGAGGAATGCCTTTAACACTACCAAATGGTAGTTTCCTCATCATCCGGCGGCGAGGGGTCACCTTACGTCCATGTGGGACGGTCAGGGTGACACCTTCTGCCAATGGCGTAATCGGGTCTTGTGGTACTTCTCCGACCCGTGCGCCATAGGCAAACTCCCTCACAGGTCCTTTTGGCCGGCCACCCCCCCTGCAAGGGATGACCGGCATAGAAAATCCTGCGGGTTTTGAGCAACCACGCAGGCGAGACTATAGGTGCCCTCGATAACGGATGGCAGTATGCCAGCAGGTATATTTAGGGGCGCAGCCAGACGAAGCGAGACCTGGCGCCCGGTTTCGCGCACAGTGTCGGGATTGTTCCTGCACTCAACGAGGATCGCGCTGAGGAGGTTAGGGCAATATGTTTC